AACAAACTCACCATCTGATAACATAGCTGGTATATCATCTGATGTTTCAGTACCCGGACCGTTTATATCGCCGTCCATTGGTGGGAAGTTTGCAGGGTCAATAGGTGGCTCACCACCATTTTGCATTTGTACTACACCACCATCTGCAAATTGCATAATGCCGTTATGGTCGCCATCTGCTTGTTTGTATATCATGCCACCCATAGCAGCGGTTCTAGGTGTTATTCCTGTGCCACCACCTTGTAATACAGGTAGACCTGAAGGGTTTAGTCCAAACTCTACTCTACTTGGCATTTCTTCACCTTTTTGTCTAGCAATCTCAGCAGCTATGTTGTATCTGCCTAATTGGTCCATGGTTGTTAATGGTGTTAATGGCACACCTTTATTTCTTTTGGCCTCTTCATACGCAAGTTTACCTACTAAACCTGCAAGACCTGATATTGCTAAATTTCCTAAACCACCACCCTTTATTGGATTGCCTTGTGCATCAACCTGTTGACCACCTAAAAAAGTGCCGCCCGGACCAGTGCCTAAAGCATCTTCAACGCCTTGTGGTAAAAGCTTTGCGCTTAAAAACTCCATAGGTGATTTACCATCCATAAAGTTACCCATAGGTTGTGTTTGTGTTGGCTGTATAAGACTTCCTTGTGAGTCAAATTGATAACCCCTTGCTTTTAACTCTGCTGCTGTAACTGGTTCTCCATTTATAGTATATGTTTGACCACCCAAAGGACCACCGCTTTGAACCTCAACCTGTGGTAATTGTTGTTGTGGATTAAAAGCCCTGCCAAAAAACTGGCCAATACCCCTTCTGATATTTGGTCCTAAGGTACCCTTACCAATGCCAAACTTACTTTTTAAGATACCCTCCGCGCCTTCACCTGGTGTAAAAAAATTTTTTAATCTTGGAAGCTTGCCGCCTTTTACTGCGCTACCAATCTTACTACCGCCAAAACTTAATGCACCACTTAGTAATGCTTCTTTGGTAGACATACCAGAGGCTTTACCTGCTGCTGCTGTTAAAGCAGCTTTTGCTACTGGACCCACGCCAGGAATGAAGTTAACTGCTATAGGCGCTACCTTTTTTACAATATTTTTTACTTTTTTAAATAATTTTTTAATAAAAAACTCAGGCATACCTGTATTTGGGTTTATCGAATTTTCACCGCCTACTACATATTGATTTGGGTTCATACCCATGTTCATCATGTCTGACTCAATCATGCTTCTTGTTTGTGGTGTTATAGACTGTGGTGGTACTATCATTTCACCTGTAGCAACATGCGCTAAGGTGTCATCTTCAAATCTACCTAAACTTGCTAACCCTTTCATTTGTGATTCCATATGTGGCATATTACTTTAAACCTCCTATACCCATAGCACTTGGTGGGGTTGGTGGTGAATCAGGCAATCCTTCGGGGTTTATTAAATCTGCTGGCCTTGGCTCTTTTGATACCATATTAATCATCATATCAAATTCTTCAGGGTCAAACTCTTCATCTGCTTGCGCCATAATTTCTGCTAAAGCTATTGACGCTTGGTCATGTTCTGCTGAGTCTTTTGGCTTGGTTAATATAATATTAACTATATTGCTATAGCCTGCATTAGACAAAGGCACAAGTATCTCGTCAATCAATTCTTGTCTTGCTTGTATAAATTGTTGTCTTTCAGGTGAAACCTGTATAGCATCATCCATTTGTTTCTGTATTGCGGCTATATTGTCTTCAATAGTATTTGTCATAACTGAGCTTGCAATTTCCATGTCTTTGTCTGACATGGCTCCACTACCTAACATATTTTCATTCAACTTATTAATTTCTTCTTGTAATGTTGCCATACTTCTACCCTAAGTTATGTTTACAGATATGTTACCACTTGTTTTGATTGAAACAAAGCCTAATGATGTGGTTGCTTTTAAACCTTTTTCATTAGTATCTGTGGTTAAATTTATAAAATCATTACCATTGTACACCTGTAAAATGCTTTTGCTTGTATTAAATATTACATCACCTTGTAAAAAATTTAATTCTGACAACTCGGTGGCATTAAATCTTGGTGTTCTGTTGGGGTCAAACTGACCTAAATTTATCTCTAATATTCTTACTAATTTATTAAATGTTTCAGGCGTTACATCATCTGTGGCTAAGGGCAACCTCGATGGCAAAAGTTTAGCCACTATCTTTTACCGTCAGGCTGTACATCTAATCTTGTGTAACCCAACCTCCATTTTACACCCAATCTATTACCTGTTGCTGCATCGTCATCGCTTTGTACTCTTAGCACTGCTTGTCTACCTCTAGCCCTAACATGTACTTGTGCTGTGTTATTAGATATGTCTTTGGTTGCTCTTGTAGTCAAAGATTCACTAGGTGCGTTACGTGTTTTTAACAACATATTTATTTGTGGACTGCCTGATGCGACATTTGTCCCATAAAACCTAATATCAGGCATCATTCTTCTTATAAACGCAAAATCATTACCATCTTGCAAGTCAAAGTCAGCGCTTTCTATAAAAACATTATCCATGGGTAAACCATCATCATCTTCGCCATCTTCGTGTGCAAATATAACGCCATTTTTGGTTGCTAAAGGCGTAACAAAAACATTTTTATCTACCCAAGCTGTTCTAACAAGTTGTCCTATAGACCATACGCCCTCTAAATAATTATATATAACATATCTTGATATTTCTGAAGTACCATCACTTTCTGCTGGATAAAACCACCATACCTCATTATATTCTTTGTTTAATAAAGCAAAAACTTTGAAAGCTTGACCAAGGTCTAAATCTTCTTGCACATAGCTTAAAACACTACATGGTAGTTTTTTTACAGAACCTGTATACGAATAAAAACCGTCATCACTCATCCAAAACACGCCGGCTGGTGAATTTATTGCAGCATTAGGTCCAATCATACCTGTGCCTTCATTAATTAGATTTAAGGCAAAAGTAAGAGGCGGCCCAACAAACTGCATGCTATATAAAGATGTGTTAGTCCATATTAATATCTCTTGTCTAGCCCTAATGCCACCTATTATTTCACTTCCAGCAGACAATCTTACAGAGCCTGCTGTGTTTGTAGTTTTCGGTTCAAATTCTGTAATACTTTCTTGGTCAGAAAATACTACTAACATTGGGTCTATAACACCACTACGAGTGCCACTAGAAATCGGGTCAGCACCTAGCACTATTACGTGTCTATCTGTATCGCTTACTATCGTTTGCAAACCAACAGTTGGTGCTAAATTTGACCCTGATAAGCTTGTTATATTTACCGCTCTTGTAGTTGTTCCATTGGTTTCATCCCAAAAGAAAATACCACCACCTCTTGCGTGTAATATTAAATCTTCACCAAAATTGTCAGCAGACCATAATCTTAATTGGTTTGTAAAAGATAAACTCGTAGATGAACCATAACCACCAGCGCTCCATGCACCAGAACCCCAACCAGATGATTGTATAAAATTATCTAAGCCTGTGTTTAGTTGATAAGCACCATCTACGCCTGAGCCACCATTACCACTGTCACTAGAATTAGCTGTAGCAGAAGCAGTAAAAGTATAGGTGTTAGCTGTTGGGACGGAAACTATTTGATGTTCTTGATTTAATACCGATGCTGTTATGTTGCCACCTAAACTTACTGCGCCACTTATTGTTACAAAATCACCCAAAACCGCACCATGAGAGCTATCTGTAGCAGTTATTGTTGTAGAGCCATCGGTTGCTGAAAAAGTAATACTGTTAGTGCTTGTTTTTCTAATGGGTGTAACATCTGCTAACGTGTTACCTTCTAATATATTAGCTTTAAGGTGTGTGCCTACAAATAAATATTTTGCACCCTCTAATGAAATCCACGGAAAAAGCTTTCTACATGTTCCTAAAAAGGTTGCAGATGTTTGTTTTGTCCAACCGCCTATCTTTTCAGCAAAACCTTTTCTAAACCTTACTAAAGAAGCATCGAACCAACCACCAGCATTGGTGAGATTAGTACCTTCTTTGTCTATACCAGCTTTAAACTGAAACTTTGCAAACGGCATGTTTCATTTTAAGCTATTCTAATTATAGCTGTTGATGCTGCTTTTGCTGGAAATACTATAGTAAAGTCACCTGCTGTGGAGGTTTTGTCTCCACCAAAATCTATTGTTGCCACTGATTTGTCACTATTAGTGTCATTGTAAATCATACAGCCTCTAGCAGTTATTGTGGCTGTGCTGAAGGTCAAATCCGCAAAGTCTGTTACTGCGGTAGTGCCTGTAGCTGTAGGTGTTACATTAGTTAATGCAGCACCACCTGACGTATAGTTTGTGCCACTTGCTTGTCCTGTTGTAGTAAAAGCAGTGGTTGTAGCACCAAGAGTAGCAGAGCTTGTGTATAAAGCTAATTTAAAACTATTACCACTTGTTGCAGTAAAATTATGTGTTCCTGTAAGTAACTCTACTTTAAAGCTTGTTGTTAGTGTTGATGATATTGCCATATTAAATACCTTTAATTATTTTTGCTAAATCTTCACTACCTCCTTTAGATAACTCTTGTATTAAGGTAGCTTTATAAGATTTTATAGCATTTTCAATATATATCAAACATACTTTATAAATTAAATCTCTGTAAGCTCTTGCCTGTGCTTTTACATGTTCTTCATTATCGTCAGAAAAACCAACTATCTTGTCAGTAAGTTGCTTTGCCCAAAACTCAGGCGGGTGTCCACCAAATTTTGTGGTTGATACTTCTACCATGCCCAGTTCAGGCACACCATCAGGAGTTATTTTTATTACCATTTGTTAGGCTCTGGCGGTTGTAAATGACTGTCAAACCTATCCGCAACTTGCGGCAGTATTTTATGTTTTTCTACGGTCATTTCACTGATTTTTTTTAATTCTATGCCATCGTTACCTTGCACAGGCACGTAGGGGTCTTGTAATCTATGATAACCGTACAGCCTTTGTTGTCCTGGTAAATTAGTGTCTAACAAAGAACTTGTCGCAGCCACTTCTACTTGTATACCCTTTTCCATACATTTAACAAGCCAAAACTCGACACAAGCTCTGCCTTGTTCTGCA